AAATTTCTATCTCTGATGTTAAACACATTTGGATATTTTATTTCACCATCCCACATAATGTTTTGAAACAGACCGAATAATCTGAATATATGTTCTTCTGCCAATTGCAGATTTTTACTTTTTTCAATTAACTTCGTATCTAACTGAAGCATTTCTGTTTGAAGAGCGAGACCAGACATACTTCTTTGCTCTATTGCTCTTACAGAACCTAAATGGCCCATTCTATCGATTGCTTTTACTTTATTCTCAATAGAATTTAATATCATATCAATTGATTGACCTGACGGTTGTAATAAACTTGGTCTTAAACCTGGATCTAATTCATTTGGTATAGTGATAATAGCACCTGCTCCCGCACTTGATTCTGTATCAATAGTTTTTACAAGCGTCGGATGTCCTGATATTCTAATCGTTTGTTCTATTTCACTTAACTCATTATAAATTGCATTTTGCATATCTGCTATATCGCTTATATCCGATACACCGATACCTCTGGTTGGAGACCTTTGAGCATAAACAAACACTCCTGGTATCTTGCCTAAATTATTTGGCATTTCACTAATTAATTTTAATTTTTCTTTACCGTCTTCCGGTTTATATTCTTCTACAAAAGTCATATCTTTCGTAAATGTTCTTAGGTAATATTTCGTATTCTGTTGATACGCTCTTTGTTCTTGTTCTAATAATCTCAATTGACTTAATTCATATAAACCATTCGGTAATCTTTCAAATTCCCAATCTAAAATATTTTCTGGTGTGTAAATTGAAACATATGGTCTTATATTCTGTGCTAACTCTTCAGCACGAGTGCCAACCGCAGTAAATGGTTTATCTACTAACACAAGACAGTGACCGTATATCGAACTTTGGATATTGACATCACGCATAAACTGATTGAAATCTCTACCTTCTAGATCAGCATCTTTCATAAAATTATCTAACTCTGGCATACCATCCATATTACCGTAATTTCTCTTCGGTTCATTTCTATATAAAAAAGAATTATAGATATGAATTATGCTTTTACAATGATTATCTAAAGGTGTTTGTGCTATCCTTGACACATACTCATTGCTGTTCTCCATCACATACTTCGTCAGGTAATTTCCTAATCTATATTGAGCACCACCGCTGTATGATCGCTGTAAAAAATTCCACCTGTTGATGTAATTTACATATTCGTCGTGTAAAGGGATACCGTCTAAATTCGGTGTCGCATAATCTTGACTATCTGAATTTGTTAAACTATATTCTGCCATTTACTACTCCTGTCTGAAAGTTAAATCTTTCTGGTTCAACATTACTTCTTCGCTTCACTAAAGGATATAAAAAACTGATCAAGTATCCGACTGAATCGTTTGCGTGGTCCCATCCTTCATCCTTTGTTGGCAGATTCGTTCCTGCTTTATAAGTGTGTCTTATTAAACTATTTATAAGGTTCTTTGCTTTAGGGTCTATAATAACACCTCTAATGCCCATCGCATTACATAACTTACTATTGACACTGTTAACTCTATCTCTAATACTCATATGGCTACTTGGCATCTTGACAATGAAACCTGCGTTCTGAAGAATAGAAGCATCCGTCCTTCTTGCTGAACTTGTTCTTCTTTGTCTTGCGGCCGGGTCAGGATACACAAATATTTTTTTACCAGGATACCGACTTAAAATCTCTTCAGCCATTTCATCTGTGTTGGATGACCATATCTGTATCTCATCTATTACATACACAATATCATTCTTGATATACGACACCGTAGCGAACATAGGATTAAGGTTAAAATCTATTCCAACGTGTATAGCAGTGGTGTCATCAGGGAGAGCGACATTCTTAACGTTATGCTTTATATCGAACCCATAATAGATAACTCCTGAATAAGTCTCGAACGTGGCTTGATACTCCTGCCGAAAGGTCTTGGCATCTAAATCTTTTTTTGCTTGTTCTATTTCACCATCCGGCACCCATCCACCATCAATAGTGGTAAATTGCCAACTCTGCCATTCTGGATCTGTTGTCTTCTGACCTTGTTGATACAAATCGTGAAACCAATTCAAACCTTTTGGTGTTCCTGTGAAGAAAACGTGTCCTCCGGTGTCGGAGAGAGTGGGCCTTAACACTTCAAACCAAGCGTGTTCGTTTATATCAGCCGTTTCATCTAACACGAGATAATCGAGACCAACTCCACGAAGTGATTCAGGATTATCAGCACCTCTTAAACATATTCTACTGCCATTACGTAAATGTAAAGTTAATTCTGCTTCGTTGGCCTTCTTAATCCAATTTAACTCTTTTAATATTTTTTTAATTTGTAACCAGACAACTTGTTTGGCTTGTCTATAAGATGGTGCCACATACCAGCACAGTTTATCTGGTTGTCTTGCGAAATATGCCAATTGTCTGATTGCCAGCGTTGTTTTTCCAAAACGCCTGCCTGTAACTAAAACTTTGAATCGTGCTGGATGATCAGCAACTTGCTTTTGTGGTGATGATAACTTCATTAAGCATCTTCTGGCCAAGGTAAAGGATCATTGCTTTCGGACTCGGTTGGAGAATCTTGCTGTCCAAGATAATTTTTTCCCAAGAAGATAAGCATACGCACATCTTTGTCTTTTACCGCCTTCTCATACTGGCTTCGTCTTAAACCTTTTTTTCCTTCTGCTCTGCCTTTTTCAATTACATCTGTATATCTTTTTTTTAAGTTATCTACACTGGTATTCATAACCATAGCAATCTCTTCATAAGAACACATTATAAGAGCCAACCGCTCTATCATATCTTTATCTAATTTGTATGTCTTGGCTTTAGCCATTATAAAATTTTCTCCTGAACAATTACTCTAAAACTTCTTGCGTCGGTGTCACCTTGTTGAGTGACTATCGTAATCTTAACTGTATAAACATTTTGAACACTACCACCTGATAACCTAACATTTACCAAATTGCCACCTGTGATATTGACATCTGCTATGGCACTGGTAGGTAAGGCCAACGGTGATGAATCTCCGGACACTGTGCTTATTGCCACTGTTGTTGAAGTTATACTATCACCTGCCGCCAGGTAATCTGTAAAATCTAAACCGTATTGGATATTTGATGCGGGGTCTTTCGTCGCATAAAGTCCAGCACGGTCGGATCTAAATCCGGTTAAATTAGCCATTATACTTCCATCCTTGTTTTAGGTGTTGTGAATCTGTCTTTAATTGGAGGTATTCTCAATTTGTGTCTCCTTGTTTCTTCTGATACCATATGTGTTCTTGTTTCTGCTACAACTTTATTTACTCTATTTTCTTGATCAATTGCTATTATGCGTGTATCTACACCAATAGTGAGTGTTCTTGTCTCTTTTAAAACTTTTGCGATGTTATGTGGATCGGCTTGATAATATAATTTTCCAGTGACCAATTTGCTTGCCAATGCCGGTAGAACCAATTGGTAAGGTCCTAATCTATGTGATGGTATGGTATCTGGTTGCGTAAATGCAGATGTAAATGTTAATTGATATGGTCCTCTTTTATGTGTTGGAGTTATCGCAAAACCAAACGCTGAACTTAATGCTGTCTCTCCACTAAATGTTGCATTTGCGGTCAATACAGGAGTAAAGGCACCTGTTATCGTTACCGCTGATGGTTGATCGAATATTATAGTGTCTGATAATAATGGACTGAAGGCTCCACCTATGTGACAGAAACCTTCTAACTTACCTGATGCTTGTAGATCACCTGTTACAGTTATCGTTAAATCTGCCTCACCTCTCTGCTCAAACGCCGAATTATCAATCAATGTAAATGCTGAACTACTGACTGACTCACCTTCTGGTTTAAGTGTGACTATAGAACTTATATCACTCAAGAAAGTAAGGTTATAACTTCTTGCCCATTTATTCAGATCCCATTCGTCCCAACTCTCTAAAACTGATCCCCAAATGTTATCTGTCCAAAGTTCCCAGGATACCTGATCAAAATCATCCCAACTTAATTCAGCCGCCAATGCCAATGCGTTAATCGTGTCCCAAGTATAATCACCACCTATATCATATATGGCATTACCCTGCTGACTTGATGATCCAACCGTTGATAATGTTGTTTCCCCTTGTATTTTGAAAGCCGGTGATATTGTTATCGCAGTAGAAGTTGAATAACTTTCAACCGGTAAGAATACAAGGTTGTCTGTTGATGATATTATATCTGATACAACATCCAAAGTCTTTGTGCTGTCTGCGATATATTTTGGCACGAGTGTGATAGTTGCCACAGTCGAAGGTGTGGCACCTGCCAATTTTAAATTCTGTGTTTCTTCCGCAATTCCAAAACTACTTGAAGCACTTGACTCACCAAACTTCGTGACCGTTGCCGTTGCGGACATCGATGCCGCTACATTTACTGGATCTATTGTATCACCACCAACACCATCTATGACGTGATGGTCTGCTTCCCATTTCCTGTTAAGACTGTTGGCTGGCCCTGTGTTGGCCGCCAGTTGGATTGAGTTTAATTGTAAAGATATACTGTGTAGGCCATTACTGTTGTTATTGGATGTGTCTATTTGAACATCTATGAAACACTGGTCTGCTGTGATGGTATCTTGGTTTGCCGTGACCGTTGTTACCGCACTACCAGTCTGAACTAGATCTGTTAAACTGAAACCAGGACTACCTAGAAAGGCAGTGTTGAATGTTGCGTTGCCAAATGCCGAGCCTGTGCTGAAATCGATATCGAATGTAACACCTAACCCACCACCTGTTGATGATACGGTTATGTTGGGCCTACACTTGTAGGTCACTATACAGCGATCCGCTGGTATGTTGAAAACGTCGTCTGTGATTTTTAGATCGGTCTCGAAATGTGCTCTGAAAGTTTCTGAACTTGGATTGCTGTTAGCAAGACCTATCGATCTTGTTATTCCAGAACCGCTGAAACTCTGACCACTACCCGATGTAGATGTAGATGTAAAACCTATATCCGGATCTGATGTATCATTTAATTCTCGTCTTATTATCCTGGTGGTAGTCACTTGACTCCTCCCTAATATTAAGCAAGACTAATTGATAGATTGCCAGATGATATTGTAAATTGGTCTCCTGATGAAACCGTTTTTGACGTAGTCAATGCTCCGTAAAACAAAACGTTACCACCTGTTGACGCATCCATCAATGCCAGGTGAGTCACAACTTGTCCAGTTGTTCCTGCTGTCTGATAGTTTGCTGTCGCTACTGGGAATGATACAGTTGCGTTTGAACTGATCGTGCCTGTAGTAGAAGCACCTGCGTTAGCAAATGCGATTGTTTGTCTTGCGTATGAACCATTGTTGATTTCGTAGTATCCGAATTTTGATGTTGCGTCCGTGCCTGAAGTGTTTGACTCCAGTGCCGCCGCTACACCTGATCCTGAATCTGCGAACAATGCCACATAAACGGTTGCCGGTGGAGTATAACCTCTACCCGTTCCTACCGTCAAAGAACCATTCCCAAAATTAAGAACGTGGTCCAATAACTTGTCTTCTAAATAATTTGAAGCCGCACTCATTGTTGTTTCTCCTTTGTTTGTAATATTACGTTAGTATTTATATGAAGCCTGTATTATGCGTTGGCTTGTATCATAAAAGCGTGTTTTTTATCTAATCCTTACAAAAAACAAATTCACTTCGGATCTTAAGCACCTGTTCGTAACCGTGTGATGACATCCATCGCCTTACACTGTGTTTGTCATTGCCCCATCTTTTAAGACTGGCC